TCAGTCTTCGGCTATAATGGGTGGTTGGGCCATAGGCGGATGTGATCTCAACCAATCCTGCTGTTGCAACCAATGCGCCCAAGTGCGCTCCCTCGCGATCGCATCATCTTCCCTATTGGCCACCATCGCTGCGCGTTCGGCCATCATCGGCGCGTAGAGCGGTTTGGCGCCGCCAAGTTGTGCAAGATAGTCTCCCAACAATCCGACGATCGTGCGTCCCGTTCCGCCCTGAGAGAAGAGCGACGGCCGATGTGGGATCATTGCATTGTCCGCAAGTGCAGCGTCTATTCCGAACATCGCGTCAGGCAAACGGGGCGTCGATATCGAGGTTCGGGGAAAGGCCAATGCGCCGGGGCGATGGGGGTAAGAGTTGCGCATGATGCTCCTCAGAATTTGAGACCGCCACTTGCCCAGCCGGCGAGACCGGTACCGAGCAATCCCGCTGCGACATTTCCCAGCCCCGGCGAATTCGTCGTCTTGGTGACGCCCTGCGTGTTCTGCCCGACGACTGCGGGGTAGGGAACCGCGCCGAGCATGGCGCCACCCATCTGCAACTGCGTCGGCAGGGCATTGAGCTTGGCCTGCTCGATGTCGCGGACAAGCGTGCCCAGGTCGGCCGTAAGGCCGAGATCGGCCCGCTGGTTTGCCCCGATCGATTCCGAAATGCCGGCCGCGAGGCCCGCCGCCTGGAGCGCTCTTTGATAGGCACGCTCGCGGGCATCCGCATTGTATCTGTTGCGATCGGCCTGCATCGAGGTGTTGAACATGCTGGCCTGCTGCCGTCGGACGGCGTCGGCCTCGGCCAGCTGGGCCGCACCGCTGAAAGCATCCCGCCGAAGTTCGGCCTCGGTCAGCGCGCGCTTGCGGCCGCTCTCGGCCTGGAACGCTCCCTCCGCAAGTCCGTAACGGGAACCGCCGAACGCCTTCCCTCGTGCTGCGGATGCCGCCAGGGCCGCGGCGTCCCGGGCGCTGTCGGCATCATGATTGACAAGGGCCGCATCTACGAGTTGCTGGGTAGCCGGATTCAGATAGCCCGGAAGATCGTCGAGCAGGCTTTCTCCGGCAATACCGTCCGCGGGTGTCATGTAACTGGGGTCCTGCGAACCGGCGCGCTCGGCCGTGCCCACCGCCGCATTGGCCGACGCGCGCCAGCCACCGAGCTTGCGGGCATCCGCGAACGCCTTTTCCTGGAGCGCTGAAGGCCCTGCCACATAGCCGGCCGGATCCGTTTGGAGGAAGTCCTCCACCTTGCTCGTATAGTCCCTGATCGGCTGATTGAGCCAATCGGGCGCCACGGGCTTCGTTGTCTGGTCGACCTTCGTTTTCTGTTTGCTCTTCATAATTCCCTGACCATTGTCATGCTGTGTGTCTTGTACCCGTGCTGCTTGAGGACGCGGCTCCAGCCCACGCGTCCCTCGAACATCACCTTCGTGCAGCCTTTCGCCTTCAGCCAGGATTCGGCCGCCGGCATGAGGTCCGACAGGATTTCGGACAGGTCGCCTACTGCCCAGTCGACCTGCCCGATGCGGGAGCCGCCGTCATAGCTTACCAGCGCCGTGACCAGGGCCGAGTTGGCGCTGGTCCAGAGCTGCGAATGGCCCTGCGCAAGCGAACGGTCCAGCCGCTCGATCGTGTACATGCCCTCGCGTTCGATCAGCTCCCGGAATCGGTCCCGGAAGCGGCGATATTCACGCCGGATGTCCATCAGCGTCGGCCTGTCAGGACGGCATCGAAGGTCGGCTTGCCGAACCGGACATGGCCGGTTCCGGCGAATTCGAATTCGGCGATTGCGGCGGAGAAGCGAATATCCTTCTTCGCGGCGCCCACGCCGAGCGCGAAGGGGCCCTTGGTCCGCACCGCATCCTGGGGGCGCGCCCGCAGGTGCACCGTAAGGGACAGCGGCTGGCTCTGATCCTTGAAATCGGGCGTGATCCTCTGCACCTGCAACACCCGTTCCGCCTCGTCGAGATATTGCGCCGCGGACCGGATCCGCCAGGTGAGGTCCTGGCCATCCGCGCTGGTACCCAGCTCGTGATAATAAACCGTGCCGTCGGGGCCGACCTGAATGGGATTGGAGAGCACGCCCGCGTCGCATGCAGCAGTACGGGCCAGGGGCCCGCGAAACCACGTGGGCGGCAAGCCCGGCGCCAGGCTGATTGCGATGTACCGGCTGTTCTCGTTTCCGTCCCGCAGGTCCGGATAGAAGAACCAGATTTCGCTGAAACGCGAATTGCTGACGGCGATCAGCTTTTCGGACTGCGCCGCATGGAGATTGTCGCTGAAATCCTTCCAGATCGGACAGGAAACCACTTCCGGCCGCATGCCGGGAGTCCATGCCCAGACCTGCCGATCCCTTCCGACCCAGTAGGCGACACCTTTGTGCACCGCGACCGCATTCGGCCCCAGTATCCCGCACTCCTTGTCGATGCGATCGAAGCGATAGGTCTGTTCGGGATAGCCGAGGAATTGCCCCTGGTGCAGGTTGTTGTCCGTCCAGACGGCGACGTAGGAGCCGACCATGCGGGCCGTCACGATCTGCCCGCCTCCTTCGAGGATATGTTCGAAGGCATTGTTCGCGCTGGATGTCGTCCAGTCGGTCAGATCCTCGATATCGCATCCGCGGATGCACAGAGGATTGAAGTCGTTTGACACCTCCTCGTTGCAGCCGAAGGCGAGGATCTGGCGCTCCGGAGTGACCAGCATGCACCGGATCGTATCCGGCGCATTGGCGATTGCGGTGGCTTCGACGGCCGGATCATTCGACCATTGATAAACTGTGCCTGCTCGCGGAGCCGCCACCAGCGTTTCACCCCATGTGTCCAGCGACCAGGTGCGGAGCAGATGGGTCGACGGCGGTGTCGAATAGGGTCCCATTCCGTACCAGCCGCTTCCATATCCCGGCGCTCCGCCGGAACTGTGCTCGGAACCTTCGAGGAGATCCGATGGGGTGATGTCCGCCAGCTCGCCTCCCGACCAGACCTGAAGCCGGTCATGCGTGCCGAATGCGATGGTGCTGAGGCCGGCATTGTTGGTCCAGGTGATGGCGTTCCGGCACTTGCCCGTCAGCGGATCATCCAGCGCTCTTTGCCAGCCGCCGATGGTCTGGGCTCGGCCTTCGACGAAGCGGAGATTCTCGCCGTCGGCCCACCCTCCTCCCATTGCATAGACGGTGTCGTTGCTGATCAGCCCCGGCGGCGGATCGAAGGGGATCCGCATCACCGCGCCTTCAGGCTTTCCACTTCGGCCTTCAGGCTCTTGACCAGAGCGACCAGGCCAACGACTACGCGTTCATACTGGATTCCCTCAGGCTCCCCGTCTTTGCCATAATGCACCAATTCCGGAACACACTTTGCCACTTCTTCTGCGATAAACCCCCAATGGACACGGCCCGCATCATCGCCACCAGCGACCGATCTGTAAGTTACAGGTCGGATGTTTAGCAACTTCTCAGGGTCAACAAGTTCAATTATATCTGTCTTATACCTTATTGATGACGTAGACCGCTTAATATAGTTTGGAAATGAAGATACATCTATATGCAAATTGGGAGATGATGCCGTAGTTTGTAATCCGCCAGGAAATCCAACTCCGATAGAGTCAATAAGTATCCGGTGATTTGCGTCTGCATAAAGATCAATCGATCCTCCCTGGACGATCAGCTTCCTTAGTGTCGTAATGTTTCCGCCACCACTTCTCGTAACACTGTTTATGTAACCGACGTTGGTACCCGTGTTGTACAAAATGTCGACACCAGATCCGTCCTCTAGAACCAAACCAGATGCACGAAACGCGCCAGAGCACATAGTATATCCACCGAACGTGGCGGCACCGCTGGTGCTGATTGTCCCGAAGGATCCGTCCCCGGTCGTTATGATGTCTAGGTCACCGAAGTCCTCGATGCTTTCCTGATGGACGGCATTGTTCCCGTCGCACATCACCCATTTGTTCACGCCCGCACCCACAACCGCGCTGGTCCCGGACCCGGTGGTGATGGTGACGCTGCCGGTCGCGCCGTTACGGACGAAATAGAGCTTCTCGACATTGGGGACGGTGACCGTGCCGCCGGAACCACCCGTGATGTTCAGGCAGCGCTTGCGCGCCTCGTCGACCGCGTCCGTGGAGGAGGTCAGCACGCGCGATCCGGAGAGGTCGAAGGAGACGACGCCGTCCAGGGCGTCGTCGGCCAGGCGGATCATATTGTCGTTGAGACGCTCGCCCCAGGTGTCGGCATTCTCGCCGGGCGCCTGCATCTCGAGACGGTTTCTGCTGGTATGGGAGGAAGGCATCAGAGAATGGCTCCTGTATCGAGGCGCCGCCACGCCGATCCGGTGGAAACGGCGACGGTGGCAATGTCTTGGACGAAGGCGAGACCGAACGGCCATCGCGCGGCCGGCGGCAGCGCCGCGGCGCTGGCGAAGGCAGGCAGCCGCACCGGCGTCTCGGCGGGTGCAGCCAGGGCTCGTTCGATGTCCCTGGACAGGTGATGCGCCCAGGCCGGCGCGTCTCCCGGGGGGAGGATCCGCCTCATTGCTCGGCGATCGCCAGCCTGGTCGTAATGTCCATCTGGCGCCCCCCGGCGGTCGAAATCCGGCACAGTATCTGGGCGGTCTGCCCGGCGTTTCCGCCGCTCAGCCAGACGGTTGCGCTGTTCGCCGTGAAGGACTGGGAGACAATCGTGAGTCCCGCCGGAACGGCAAGCGAGAAAGCGGCATTGCCGATACTGTCCCCTGCATCGAGGCGTCGGGACCAGTCGATCTGATAGTCGAGGACGTCATTGGGGTCCTTCGCGGGCCAGGAGCGCGCCATCTGTCTTCTCCTAAGCGAATATCCGGCGTGGGAGACTCGGCGGCACGGCGACGAGACGAGCCGTTTCGCCGTCGACGATGCGCCTGCGTGGTGGAACTGGCGCCAGCATCAGCGAACGGTCCTGTCCGGGTACGGACAGCATCCTGGATGGAGCCGGCGGCAGGAACAGCGCCCGATCCATGCCGAACAGCCCGAGGATGCGCTCGTCCGGCGTCGGCCCAAGCGCATAGACAGGCCCCAGATCGGCTGTCCCGGAGAGGATCTCGTCCGCATCGAAGATGGTTGCGAATGCCGCGACCCGTAGGGAACCGTGCACGGCCGACAGGTCCGCAGGCTCAGGCAGAGGAGCCGCCGCCTCGATACTCAGCATCCCGGCAGAGGCCAGGCTGTCATGCGCTTCGGCCGCATCGACCGAGGCGGCGCTTGAAGGTTCGCCCCCCGCCGAGACGAGGGCATCGGCTGCTTCGACCGGCTGGGCATCGACTCCGATGGTCAGGCTTCCTGTCGCATCGAGCCTGTCCGCGGCGTCCGTCGGCATCGCGAAAACGCGCAGCCGCAGAAGGGCCGAACTGCCGCTGGTGTCCACCCCCTCAATGATGGAGACGGTGCCGATCGGCCCCTCTTCCAGCAGCGGGATGGCGACGATCACCGCCGGGGACTCGATCCCGACGGTCACCCCGTTGGTCTCGCCTCGCCGCCCGATCGCCAGGGTCCGGGAAAGTCCGGGATAGCTTGCCCTGTAGGCGACGCCGGATGCGCAGTCGTAGTTGGTCGTGGAATGTTCGACGACCGTGTGGGCCACTTCGACGCCGCCGTCGACCAAATGGGAATAGGCGGAGACCGAACCGGAACTGCTGCCCTGCGACCAGGAGGCAAAGATCAGATAGGCGATTGTCGGGTCCGGCGTGAACGACAGTGACAGCGCCCCATCCACGAAGCTGGTTGAGGCGGTGGCGGTCTCGTCCACAGTCAGCAGGGCATAGTTGGAGCCGCTCCATCCCGCGATGCTGTCCAGACGCCACAGCAGGAGACGGTGGTCCGTGAACCGGTTGGCGCCCAGGCTGGCAGAGGCGATTCCGAGGCTGACCTCGTCGCCTTCCGATAGCGCCGCGACGTGACTGATGATGATCGGCAGCCTGTCGTTGGAATCCTTGCGGCGGCAGGTCACCGGGCCGCCCGGAAGCTGCGCTCCATTCCTCCACAATGACAGGTCGAGGTGGGCGCCAAGACCGTCGGTGTAGAGCCCTGCGCCGATGATCAGGTACAGGCCGGTGGCAGCTGCGGTCGCCGAGGCGGCGCTGACGGTACTGGGGTTCGTCACGACCGCCTCGGTCGCCGGGATGTCCGCCCGATCGTCCGGCTGCCGGCGCCGCGCGACGATCGATGCGTTCCGCCCCCTCACGGTCGGCGCTCCGTTTGCCGCCTTGATCTGGAGCCGCAGAATTGCCTGGGCGCCGCCCGTCAGGCTGAACTCTTTCAGCAGCGGGAGCCCCCAATAGTCAGGAGGGTTCGAGACCTCCTGTGGTTCCCGCCGGGCCTGCAACTCGGCGCCGCTTTCGAGATGGATCAGGCGGAACTGGGCGCCGATATTGGCCGCGCTGCTCGAAACCTCGAGATAGCCGATGACGTCGAACAGACCCGTGGTCTCCGGGGTGAACGCCAGCTCGGCGACGGTCGCCCAATTGGCGTTGCTGGTGGTCGTGACCTCGCTCGCGCTCGATGCGTAATGGACCTCCTCAGCCATGCGCGCGCCTGCCTCCCCTAAATCAGGCGTTGCCGGCGGTCAGCGTGAAGCTGGTCACCGAGAAGGTCTGGCCGGCCGCGAAGGAAACATTGTCCAGCGTCATGTCCCCCTCGCCGCCGGCGGCGGTGATCGTGCCCTGGATGTGGCAGGTCGTTCCCGTGCTGTCCTTGATCCGGAAATGGCCGGCGGTGCCGGCATTGTTCGCGGAATTGTCTTCCCAGGCGCCGGACATGCTCTTCATTCCCTCTGACGCGGGGGACATCCAGTCCGAAGGCAGGCTGCACGATGCGAGCAGCGTTCCCGTGTCCCCCGCCCCGCAATTTGCCGGCGGCGTTCCGCTGCGGATTTCGAGGATCGCGGAGCCTCCGATCGTGCCTTCTACTGCATCGAGGCGCGCGTTTCGGACCGCCGTGGAATATTGAAGTGCCATCTCAATCCCCCGTGTTGACGTTGAAGCTGGTGATTGCGGTCCACGGCTCGTCTCCGGCCGATCGGAGCGGCGTGACGTCGCGTCGACGCGTTTCTCTGCGAAGCCTGAGCAGGGCTTCTCCCTCGGCCTGGGCGGCCAGCTGGGTTCCTTCGGTGTCGCGCAGGACATCGCGGAAAAGCAGGAAGCGGGTTCGCGCTGCGATCAGGTCATAGGCGTGCGTCGTCCAGACGCTTTCGTCCTCATCGTCGGCGGGGGCGTCGAGCCGGGCCGTCCCCGCAACCGTCAGTGGATGAACCGCATCGGGAATCGGCCACAGGTGAATGCGGTCGTCAACGCTCGCCCATTTGCGGGGCGCGCCGGTGTCCGGCCGCTGCTGGATTACGCTGAGCGATACTTTCTGGAGCGGCTCGCCCCGGCAGGAGACTGCCTCGGCCACACGGACCGGGAAAGGCACGTTCACAAGAGCGATGCCCGCGACAGTCGCAGTGGTCGCAATGGTCCTGCTGAACCAGAACGGCTCGTCCGCATAAAATTCGATGGCGCGATCGATGCATTCGGCGAGGCGGCGCCCAAGGGCTTCTGCCGCACCGAGATCGTCCCGGTCCGTCTCCTCGATGATCCGGACCTTGAGGTCGCCGAGCGTCGGCATCTCTGCTCTCCCCTGCTCGCAACGCGGCCGGGCGCAGGCGGCGAGATTGCCGCCCCCCGCCCCGACCGGTTGCCTTCCTGTCTTTGGATTGTGCGGTTCCGGCGCTTGCGGTGAAGGCGACGCCCCTCGTCGCCTATGATTCAAGCGCGGGCGCGCTTATATTGGCGGAGTTATCCGTCTGTTGGGATCGCCACTTCGCCGGAATGCTCCGGCTTCGCCCGATGACGATCAGCCGGCGGGACAGCCGGTTCCGAACCTGGTCCTCGTCGACTTGCTCTCGGATGCGATGAAGACGGTTCCCGCAGGCGCCTGGATGTCGCAGGTTCCGATCCGCAGGTCGATCGGGCCGTCATCGATGCGGAATATCACGCCGGGCCTGGTCATCCGCACCACCAGCCGGTCGATCTCCACGACCGGGACGGCGGCGCTGCCGCGGATCCAGAATCCTGACGGGCTCGCCGTACCGCCGCGCTTCAGCGAATCACCGACGGTGATCGTGCCGATCCGCATGCCGTTCCAGATGCGATAGTTCCGCGCATTGTTGCTTGCCGAGACATTGTCGAGCCAGCCGCTGCTCTTGAGATCGAAGCCCGCGTCCATATTGTCGTCGGCGCGCACGTTGACGATCCTGAAATCCGTGACCCCGCCCTCGACGGCAATCCCGTCGCCGTTCCAATAGGTGCCTGGCGCGCCCGTCATCTGGAACCCGCTGAAACTGCTGTTCTGGATGGTGATGCCGCTCCCCGACTCCACGTGAAGGCCGATCGGCAGGTTCGGGCTCGTCTGCGGCGCACTGCGCATCCTGCAATCGACATTGTCCAGCAGCACGTTCGTGACTTGCCCCCGCAGCCGGATGCACTCCCGCTGGATATCGGTGCCGGTGAGGCCGACGATCCTCAGATTGCTGATCACGGCGGCTTCATTCCTGGTTTCAACCGCACGAAATGCGTTGGTGACGGCGACGGGCCCGATCGTCGCGCCGTCGACCCTGTCGCTCAGGACGACGGCATTCTTGCCGGCCGCATCGATCGTCTGGACCGCGGGGCCGGGCCACGCCTGCCGGCTCTTCACATAAGTCTGGGACTGTGCCGCACCACTCGCGAACAGGATCGAGAGCCACACAACGCCGATCTCGACTTTCATGCCGGTTCCCCTTTCTTACGCGACCTCTTCGAAACAACCACTGCCGAAGTTTTCAGGACTCACTGGAAAAAATGGCTTGAGCGGAATGGGCAGAAATATGGGATGATCCGCTTTGGTTTGATAAGAGCTACGAAACAGGGGCGAGAATATTCATGCTCCCGCCCCCTTTTTCGATCTTCTGTTAATGCTAGTTGTTGTGGATCCTGCATGCCAGCTGTGGACGGATCGTCTTATAGCCGTAAAGGACGTCCAGTCGGCACGGGAACTTGTCGTTGTTGATGTCATACTGGCGCACGATGCGCATCGAAATGCCGTCGAGCACTTCCCGCCTGGCGAAATCGACGCCGCTGGGCATCACCAGGTCGGCGGTCGCGAAGGCGAAGGCCTCCTTCTGATAGAGCAGTGACGTCCCGACCGCTGACGATGCCGCGCCCTGGAAGGTGACCGGATCGTTGTTGGCGGGCAGCGCCGATACGTTCTGCCTGGCGCCGGTCGAGATCATCGCCGGGCTGAAGGAGATGGTTCCGGCGCCGCCGGCATGATCGGCGGTCACGACGAACTGCTGCAGGATCCCGGTTGAAACCTTCGTTTCGGGATGGACCTTGAAGACGCCGGCGATCGTGAAGACGTCGCCTTTCTTGATCGCGCCGGTGCCGGTATCGACGTCCATTGAGCTGTCGCCGGACGCCATCGTGTCGTTCACCAGATAGCCGGCTGCGGCGCCGCGGACATGCGCCGCCCACATCGTATTCTCGGTGAAGTCGAAGCCGGCGGTCCGCCCCATGAAGCCCTCGCGATATTGCCGGGCAACTTCCTTGCTGTCGTGGAACAGCCCCTTGAGGCCATCGATCAGGTCGATCGTATCCTGGGTGTTGAGATTGGCGGTACGGTCGCTGCTCGGTGCCAGCGCGTCGTTGAGGATCTTGCGCCCCGCAAGCACCTTGGCCAGCGTCGCCGCGGCACCGCCATTCCAGATGCTCTGATGGACGTCCTTGTACATGGACATCGCGTCCGCCTCCATATTGGCGGCGAGCACCGACATGGCCGGCTCCAGGATCCGCTTGGAGAAATCGTCCAGCGAAAGGGTCAGATCGACCGAGGTGAAGTTCAGGTCGACGCCCTTCTGGGTGGCGACCTGCAGGGTCACGCTGCTTTCGTCGGTGTCCTGCGTGGACAGGGCCGCGCCCGCCCGGACGGTATACTGGTTCGGCAATCGGATCTTCAGGCTGTCGCCGATCTTGGCGCCGGACTTGGCGAAACTGTCGTCATATTCGCGAACGATCGAGCCGACGAAGCTCAGCTTGCTGTGCAGGATCCGGAGCGCCTCGCGGGTGACCGCAGTGGGTGTGAGAAGGGTATTCGGCATATCGATGGTCTTTCCGATGGGGTGTTGAACGGGCGAGCGCTCCCCTCCCCCTCGCCGTCACGCGGGGGGAGGCCCGGACCTGGAAGGCTGGCATGTCTGCGGCGCGCCGGAAGCACGGGCCTCCGGAGCATCCTTCATCCTCGGCGGCGGAGCTGCTCGTTACGCCGGCGCAGCCACTCTTCCGGACTCAGGCGATCATCCAGGCCGGACTTCGGCGAAGTCCCTCCCACCCGTGCGGCGGGCCTGGTCGTCTGGGCGGCGGCGTGGCGTTGCGCCTGGCGCTGCTTCTTCTGATGCTCTTCCCACTGGAAAGCTGCGTGCAGGACCTTGACCACGCGGGGATCGTCGATCCCGTTCAGATCCTCCTGGGAGAATCCGCAATGCCGCTGGCCGAAGTCGAGCAGCTTGGCTGCCAGGGTCGGAGACCAGTCCTTGATGTCCCGGGCCAGCTCCGCTGATCCTTGTTCCAGGCGCCTGACAGTGTCCTGCTGCTCCTGGAGTGTGCGCTCATGCCGGAGGGTGCCGAGATAGCCCAGCGTCTCGACGCGGGCATCCTTGAGAAGTTGGTATTGGGCGAACGCCTTCTGCGCCTCGAACGGATCGCTCTCGTGCCAGGCGTTCCAGTCGACATTCTGAGAAGAGGCAATCTGCCGGTCGATCAGGTGGAGATTGGCTTCGGCCGACCGTTCCGCATCGCTGGCCTGCTGCACCGTGGCGCGCTCGGCCTCGAAAGCCCGGCGCGCTTCAGCCAGTTCCTGCGTCTTGCGGGTATAGTCGGCCTGCATCATCAGGCGCGGTTTCAGCCAGGACGGTATCCGGACCTTCCTGCCGTCCTCTTCGATCTCCTCATAGTCATCGTCCGCATCTACGGCTTGCTCGGTCTGGCGAGTGCCGTCGTCGGCCACATCCTCGCCCTGCTCCAGATCGTGGGCGGGCGGGACCGCATCTTCGACTTCCGCCGCGGGCATGATCGTGCCCTCGACCGGATTGGTCGTTTCCATATCTTCCATGATTTTTCCTTTGATCCGCCTCGCCGGGGCGAGGCTGTTGGATCACCGGCGGCAGCGCCGCGGGTGGCGAGAAGACAGTGGCGTGATTTCGTGGATTTATCCGACGCCGGACAGGGACGGCAGCGTGCGTTGCTGAGCCTCCGACCACAGGGCCGGACTTGATCGAAGTACGGGAGAGCGGCCTTACCCCTTGGGCCCCGCGGTCGAATGAACCGGCCCCAAATCACCGGATTCGGTCGCGCCCTGCAGCGATTCGACCGCCCGCTCCATATAATCAGCCTCGGCGTTCCGCCGCTTGCTATGCGCGTCGCCGAAATTCCGAAGCTCTCGCATGACGTCATCCCAGCGGCCCTGCGTGGCATGGCCCCAGAATTTCGGGGTCCGGCCGGCCAGGTTCGGGCCATATTGATGCAAGATGCTGGCAAGCACCGTCTGCACTTCTGGCGGAAGGTCCTCGAACCTCAT